TTACCTGTAGCAGATGTTTCTATTTCATTAGATGTACCACCAATAGTTAAAGTTTCACTATCTAAGTCAATCGCAATAGTTCCGCTATCAGTTGTTACATCTAAATCTTCTGCAGTTAGTTGTGTGTCTACATAAGCTTTAACAGATTGCTGAGTTGGTATAAGCGTTGCAGAGTTTGAAGACATATCATCTTCATCAACAAAAGCTGTAACAGTTATTGTACCGTCTGATAAAGAACCATAAGTAATTGTACCTGTAGTTGTGATAGCAGATGAGCCATTGTCTATAGCTCCAAAGCCACTTGTAATGCTACCTGCGTTTAGTGCTCCTACAGTTGTAACATTTGAAAGTGTATCAAGGGCAGACTCAAAGTAAGTTTCAAAGTCTGTCAAGGCAACTTGTACCATAGTACCGTTGTCATTTACTACTACTCTATCAGCATCTGCAAGTGTAGTAGATGTAGCAGATGTATTACCATCTACAATATTTAATTCTGTAACTGTTGATGTAATTCCATCAAGTGCATTTATTTCTGCTGCAGTTGCGGTAACCCCATCAAGAATGTTTAGTTCGGCTGCAGTACTAGTAACCGCTGTACCGTTTATAGAGAGTGCATCAGTTTCTAAAGTACCATCAATGTCTGCATCACCAGATATATCTAAAGTAGCTGCATCTAACTCACCAGTTAGTGTTACATTTCTAAAGCTACCAATATCTTTGTTACTGTCAACAACTACAGCTTTACTAGCTGCAACTGTGCCGGCAGTAACACTATCTATAGTTTCTAGCTCTGCTTCACTAATATCTGCAGAACCTATAACAAAACTTGTACCTGTAATTGTTGTACCTGTAATAGCTGCTGCACTAGAACCACCAATGACAGCACCATCAACTGTACCACCATTTATGTCTGCAGTATCAGCTACTAAGGCATCAGTAGTTACTGTGCCATCAAAGAAAGCATCTTTAAATTCTACTGAACTTGTACCTAAATCTATATCATTATCTGTAGAAGGTACTATTGCTCCGTTAGTAAAGGTAACTTGATTATCTCCCCCAGCAGCTATAGTTATAACATCAGAGCCACTAAAAGTTATTGAAGTATTAGAATCAGCATCACCTGCGATACTGTCTAATTGAATACTGCCTACATTAGTAATTGCAGAATCACTAAAGTCTATTGTTCCTGTAACATCTAAATTACCACCTACAGATACATTACCAGTAGTAGTTATGCTATCTATAAATGCATCTTTGAAGTATAAAGAACTTGTACCTAAATCAACATCACTATCTGTAACAGGTACTAAAGCACCGTCTTGTAATCTTATTTGTTCTACAGTTGAAGAAGAAACTTGTACGTAAAATCCTATTCTATCGTTTGTACTATCAACTTCTATTTTGTTTAAAAAGTCTAAGTCACCAATCTTAAATATGTTACCACCTTGTCCAGCACTACCATCGTGTCTGTGACCTGTAGAACTTGCACTACTGGATGAGTAGGCAAATGCGTTTACTAATTGATTGTACTCGTTATTAAATAACGCAGCAGTAATAGTATCTCCATCACTGAATGAACTTTGTCTAGTGTAGTTTTGAGCCATTTATTATCTCCTTCCTGACGGTACGTAGTCTATGTACAAACCGTTTATAATGTACGGTTGATTTGTGTTCTTTGTAAAAATACTAAAATTATTACTATGTCCACTTCCTGTTAATGCTGTTCTCACTGTTGGATGTTCTCCTGCACCAAAAGTATTAGTATTAAATACAGCACTACCAAAGAGTGATGGTAACGGTACAGTTCCTAAACTAATATCAGCAGGTTGTGGTGTATCCGTACTTTCAAAATCGTATCTAACCCTAATTGTTGGTGTAGCATCATTCTCTGGACTAAAAGATATTTTTAGATACTGTAAAGTTTTTAGCATACCTAAATCACCGTAATCAATGTCAGGTGTTGTATACTGAGCATCTATATCGCTTTCAGTTCCTGCAGGGTTAAATGAGTTACCTGTATCATGGTTGTAAACATACCCTGCAAAGTCACCATGAAATGCTTTCTCAACTCCAGTGTTTGTAAAACCAGAAGCAACTGCCGGAGCTTCGATACCTCTTGTTTCTGACCACTGCCAACCTTCAGGTCTTAGTGTTCCTATAATTCCTTCTTGTATTAAATCACTTTGACTAGATTTACCGTAATATAATCTGTACTGTGACTTATCTCTTAATACGACACTACTAATTGTAAAAGTGTCAATGTTATCTGCTATCTGTTTTATTTGTGGCTGTATAGCTTTACTTATTGTGCCTAACTCCACATCTCCAATTCTTGCTGTACCGGCAACTGTTCTTAATCCATCTGGAGCTAAGAAGATTAGGTCACCACCAAATTCCTGAATACTCTGTCCATCTAAACAACCTACGTTTTTAGTAACTGGTACAACTTGTAGAGCTGATGAGTTGTCAACATTTTGTAATTTAAAGATAGAGTTTTTACAAAATATAAATAATTCGTTACGGAAACTTTTTAGACCTACTATCTGGTCTTCTAATGTTATTGAGACTCCACCAGTAAAATCATCTATGTCATTAACAGCACTTATGTAAACTGTGTTTGGTGTTGACGGGTCTCCTGCAACTACTAAGCGTCTTCCGTGTATTGTACAAAATTTTGCAGTTGTACTACCGCTTATTGTTATTTGACTAGCAAAAAATGTTCTGTTGGTAATATCTGAATCTGTGCCAGTCATTTTAAATAAAAATGGTTTATTACTACCACTAGCATCTGTCATAACTAAGTCACCATAAACAGATGTACCTTCGTATAGTGCAAAACTATACTGAGCTGGTGATGTTAAACTAAGTGCACTTCTACCTGTAAATGCAGTGTGATTATCACCACTACTTGCTACACTTGCTTTATTTATTTGTAACCAACTAGTTCCGTCTTGACTAAAATAAATATTGCTACCACCTGCAGCTATTACTCCATCAGCATAGACAAACAATCCATATATCTGATTAGAAGAGTTAGGTCTAGCAGAACTACCACCACCAAATAAACTATAACCGTTTATTCTTCTGTAACCACCTTCTACAGCAACTTCAAAGTTTCTTAATGTAGTTGCTACTCCGGGAGCTTTGAACAAGTCAAAACGATTAGCACTATCTACTAATCCTCCTGAACATGCAAAACCGTATGGTTGACTTCTAGCCATTTAGTTTATGAAGTTTGAGAATCAATGAATGTTTCGTAAGCTGACTTAACATCGCTAGTCCAAGTTGCATTTGCAATCGCTTGAACTCTAGCGTCTTCGCCAGATATGTCAGTATCACCCCAAGTGTCACCTGATTTAGTTCTAGGGTTTAGGACATGTCTTGCGAACTGTCTGTTAAGTTCAGTATCATCTTCTTTTATTATCGTAGCAGTTCTAACTTGTACTTGACCCATTTCAAGTACCTCAATCTTATCTACTACTGTTTCTTTTGTTATTGCCATAATTATTACCTTTTATATTATAAAAGTTACTGTAAATCTAACAGTTTTACCTGATAGTTGTGCATTAGTAAGAGCACCACCGCCATTACTTCTAAATCTAGTACCGGCAGTGCTATCAATAGATGCTGTAACAGCCACACCAGTATTAAAATCTTGTTCAGTACATATACCACCTGTAACAGAGCCAATACAATTTGAGCTAGGTGTGAAGGGTAAAGCTACTGTTGCTGTACTACTATCACTTGTAGATGGGTAAGTAACTCTTGTGTGAGCCATTACAAATCTACCTATTTTTGTATATCTATTTTTATCTACAGTAAAACTTAAACCAGCACCACTTCCATCTGAAACAGTCCAAGTTCCTTCCTCATAGTCATCTAAGGCATTTGCGGCTGCTGTGTCTGAGCCAAACTTTAAACCATCAGAGTCTAGTCTAAGTTTGTTTGCACCTGCTGCCTTAAAATAAAGTGCGTCTGCTGAGTTTACATAAGCTACAGCACCCCTATAAGCAGCAGTACCCGTTCCATCACCAAAAGAAATAGCTGCGTCTGAACTTGTTCCAGATATAACAATAATTCCTGAGTGACCGGAATCTTTAACTACTAAATTAGAAGAAATACCAGCAGAATTATTATCATAATCATTTGGTGTAGTAGTTCCAATACCAACTTCTTCATCGCTTGTAATAGTAATAGCAGTAGCATTACTACTGTCTGCTATTCCGGGAGTACTTGATAATTCTACAGGTATTTTAGTTGTCATTTATATCTCCTAAAAATATGTTCTATCATCTGACATATATTTTGGTTGTGGATTTATCAGATTAGACTTCATTTGCTTCATGCCTTTTTTGTAATCTTCTAATGCAAAAGCAGCTTGTTGAGGACTTTCTTTAAACTGCCAAACATAATATCTAGCTCTAGCTGTTATTACATTTGCATATTGGTCTGGTAAAACTATAGTGTCACTAAACGCTGATAGTTCTGTCGGCTTGTTGTAGCCATAAAAATGTACGTTGTAAACTTTGTCAGGTATAGGACTTAGCCCAAACTTTCTATGGTCTGGACTACGTATTACATAAACAGGCTCTCCATAAGCTTGAGTTGATGCATCATCACTATTCTCACTATCTCTGTAATACCTAGTCCACTCATCTAATGTTAAAAATCTTAACCCTTTCGAAACAAACGGTGCTGATTCTCCAGAAACACTAATAGTTGTGATGTAAAAATCATCCCAATCTATTGATGCAAAGTCTGAAGTAATATCACTACTACCATCTTTTAATAGATACCATCTAGTACCTGCAGTAGTTGCTACAGTTGTATTACCATAGAAAGGGTCTGTCTCACCACTAGCACCTGCCGAAAAGAAAGGTAACTGTGGTTCTTCATTAGCAATATCGTTTATAGATTTGTTAATAGAGTTTTTGACAAACGCTTGTATGCCTGTAGCGTCTCCAAAGTTTGATGAAGTTAAGACAACTTCATTCAACTCTCTGAGGACATCATTCGTCAGAGTTAAGAATGTTTTAGCCATTATTTACTATGTATTTTTTGAATTGCAAAGTTAGCAGTTAAACTTGCACCTTTATGAGGAACAAACTTACCTTTATGCTTCATCAATTTAAAGCTACCATTTTTTTGTTTCATCCAATGATAGCCTTTAGGTGCTTTTACTTTCATGTTTAGTTAGGTTCTTGAACTTCCATAACATTAGGACCGCCCATAGCCATGCCAATTCTGTCCATGTTATTGTGTGGTCCACCATGTTTAGCTTTTTTTCTACCGTGTGGTCCACCATGCATAGATTTTTTTCTACCCATGCCACCGTACATCATGCCCTTTCTTTTCTTTTTATCTTTTTTCATTCCGTACATCATAGTTATTTCTCCCCTTTGTCTTCTTCGTATTCAAATCTCATAGTATTGTGACCTACCATCTCTGAACACTTTTCTTCTTTTTCGTGTATTGTTTCGTAATATTGTATTTGATTATCCATTGTTTCTCCTTAAAAAAGGAGGAGTCCGAAGACTCCCCCAGTTTTATTAGTCTACTGTGTAGAAAGCTGATACTAAAGCTTCAGGTCTTAAAACCTTAGCTCCGTATACATGCAATCCTCTTACGATATCACCGAAAGAACTAGGGTCTCTTAGAACCTCAGTTGAGATGATAGTTTGAGCAGTTGCAGTAGAAGAAATGTGACCAGCAAGAATCTTACCAGTAGCTGTACTAGCAGCAGCAACATTATTAGATTTGTACATGTCAAATCCTCTTAGTTTACCACTAGATACAAGACCATTTCTTATAGAGCCTTGACCTGCGTTAAAGTCTACGCTTAAAAGCTTAGAACCAGATTGTGCAAGTTCATTGTAGAATGAAGGCGGTGCAACGAACCATCTTCCTTCTTCAGGAACGCTTTGCTCATCTAGTAGCTTAGCCATGAATGACATCACGTCTAATGGGTCAGTTCCAGTACCATCAGAACCTAAAAGGTCGATAGAGTTAGAACCACCTTGATGCTGACCCATAGTTTGAGTAGCAGCAGATGCATCAGCACCTAAAGCATGGTCAGGTGAAGATGTAGAAACTCCAGAGAACATAGAAGCTATAACAGCAGCATCATATGAATCTCTCAATGCATATGCAGCAGATGAAGTAGCAACTTCTTTGAAGTTAACGTGTGACATGTTAGTTTCAATATCATCTACGATGAATTTGAAAGCCTTTGCACTATCTACAACCAAAGTTAACTCTTGGTCAGTAAGTTTAGTAGCAGTAGTGTCAGAACCTCTTGTGTAATCAGAAACTGAAAT